TACGTAAGTCGTGACGATGGTCGGATGTCCGGTACATATCCTATGGGTATGAGCGGGGCAAGCCAGATTCAGCCGGACATGACTTCTATGATGCAGCAGCTCATGGATCGCATGGACAGGCTCGAAAAGAAATAATTAATTTTTGAGGGAGTGCCCGTAATGGACATTCCCTCTTCTTTTTTGTTTAGAGGAGGAGCTCATTATGGCTTACAACGAACTCTATCACTGGGGAATTAAGGGCCAGAAATGGGGTCAAAGAAGATACAGAAACGCAGACGGTACCTTAACTCCGGAGGGAAAAAAGCGGTATGGGTCCAATACTACCATTAAAAATGGACCTCCACGGCCATTGGGAAAAGCCGTAATAGTAAAGAAACCAAAATTTGCGAAGGCCAAATCGGCATTTGCAAAACTAAAGCAAAACAAGGCCGATTACGATTCGCTTCCGGATAATGTAAAAGCCAAAAACTATGCTTTAGGAAGTAAAATTGGAAACACTGCTGCCGGAATGGCGAGAACAGGTAGCAGTCTGGCAAATCGAATAAATTCGAGAAAACAGGCAGCAGCCAGGGCAAAAGCTAAAAGCGAAATAGACGTTTCCAAAATGAGTAATAAGGAATTACAGGACGCAATCACAAGAATGAACCTGGAAAGACAGTACAAAGATCTGATGACGTCGGATATTTCTGTCGGTAAGTCGACAGCGGCTGAGATCTTAGCTGATGTCGGAGATGTCGTGGCTGTTGCGGCAGGTGTTGCCGGAATTGCAAGCGCGGTTTATACGATCACTAAGCATTAATGTTATCTAACACAGCCGTTCCAATTTATTATGGTCAATTCAGAGATGCTGTTCTCAGGGGCGAAATAGCCGTCCCCGAAACCATCTCTATGGAAATGAACCGAATTGACGATCTGATTGCAAATCCTGGAGTTTATTACGACGATAAAGCTGTTGAAGGCTATATCGCATTTTGCGAAAACGAATTAACTCTAACCGATGGGTCCGATCTGTATCTGTTGGACTCGTTTAAATTATGGGCAGAGCAAGTTTGGGGTTGGTACTATTTTGTTGAGAGAAGCATTTACGATCCGAAAAAAGGTCATTACGAAAAGAAGATGGTAAAGAAGCGTCTCATTAACAAGCAGTATCTGATAGTGGCACGAGGAGCTGCCAAGTCAATGTACGACAGCACACAGCAGGCGTACACTCTTGTTATCGACACCGCAACCACACATCAGATTACAACCTCTCCGACGATGAAACAGTCGGAAGAAGTAATGTCTCCATTGCGAACTGCAATAGCTAGGCATAGAGGACCGGTTTTTAAATTCATGACTGACGGCTCTCTACAAAATACTACTGGCTCCAAAGCCAATAGAGTTAAGTTGGCGTCAACGAAGCTTGGAATTCAGAATTTTCTTACGAATTCCTTACTTGAAATCAGACCGATGGCTATTAACAAACTACAAGGTCTGAGATGTAAAGTGGCAACCGTTGACGAATGGCTATCTGGTGATTTGCGAGAAGACCCGATTGGCGCAATCGAGCAGGGTGCTTCTAAATTGGACGACTATTTGATTATCGCTTCTAGTTCCGAAGGTACAGTTCGAAACGGAAGCGGCGATACAATCAAAATGGAATTGATGAAGATTCTTAAAGGCGAATACCAGAATCCTCACGTTTCCATTTGGTATTACAAGCTGGACGACATTAAGGAAGTTTCAGATCCGGCAATGTGGATTAAGGCTAATCCCAACATTGGAAAGACAGTTTCTTATGAAACTTATCAGCTTGATGTAGAACGAGCTGAAAATGCGCCAGCAGCAAGAAATGACATATTAGCAAAACGATTCGGAATACCAATGGAAGGCTATACCTACTTCTTTACTTACGAGGAAACAAAGCCTCATAAGTATTGTGACTATAGAGGTATGGATTGTGCATTGGGTGCTGACTTATCCCAGGGTGACGACTTCTGTGCGTTCACCTTTTTGTTTCCGCTTTCAGTTGGCGGATTTGGAGTTAAGACAAGAAGCTATATTTCGAGTCGAACGTTTGAACGATTACCGTTGGCAAGACGAATCAAGTACGAAGAATTCATGCGGGAAGGATCCCTAATCGTTATGGATTGCACCGTTCTTGACATGGAACAGATCTACGAGGATCTCTATAACCACATCGAAGACAAGGAATACGAAGTTCTTTGTTTTGGCTATGACCCGTACAACGCCAATAAGTTTGTAGAGCGTTGGGTTAGCGAACATGGACCGTATGGTGTTGAGATGGTTAAGCAGGGTGCCCGTACCGAATCGGTTCCGCTTGGAGAACTCAAGAAGTATGCAGAAGATCGAATGCTCATATTTGACGAATTACTTATGAGTTTCGCGATGGGAAACTGTATTACTCTCGAGGATACCAATGGAAATCGAAAGCTCTTGAAAAAGAGATACGAACAGAAAATCGATAACGTATCCGCTATGATGGATGCGTATGTCGCCTACAAGGATTTCAAGGAGGCATTCGAATGAGTTACTACGCCGTAACATATTCTAATTCTCTTTCTCATCATGGTATCAAAGGCCAGAAATGGGGCGTTCGACGTTTTCAGAATGAAGACGGAAGCTATACGGACGCCGGACGAAAAAGAAGAGGATTCGGAAGCAATTTAAAGCGTAAATGGAACAAGTATAGAAAAAAGAGAAAAGAAGCTAGAGCGATTCAAAGAGAATTGCATGACGCAAAACGCAAACACGAAGAGAAAGCAAATAAGAAGTACGACATCGAGTATCGAAGAAAGCAGATGGAGTTCGAGAACCAGACTAGAGAGAATTTTAGACAACTGGGTTTTTACGACAATCCGGATTGGCACCCATCGCAGGATAAGTATAACGAGGCGGTAAGTAAGAGAGACGCCGAGGTTAGTAAAAAACTTATTAAGGAATTCGGACAAGAGAAATACGATGTGATGCGACAAGAAGATTTTAGAGATGAAGTCATGTTAGTTGGAGTTCTTCTCGGAACAGTAGGGGCAATCAATCTGGCTGCAAAGAAATTCGGATAAAGAGAGGGCTATAAAATGAGTAATTATTATGCCGTAACATATTCTAATTCTCTTTCTCATCATGGCATTAAAGGCCAGAAATGGGGCCAGAGGAGATACCAGAACGAAGACGGGTCATTAACCGACGCCGGCAGACAGAGATACGGAATTGTCAACGCATTCAGGTTGACCAGTTCAAAACGAGCAGGAGCAAAGGCTTGGAGACATGAGCAGAAGTTCAAAAGTTCTAGAACTAAGTTCATGAAAAGATACCACGCCAATGAAGCAGCAAGACTTCGTTACAAGTCAGAGAGACTTAAGAACAAGATTAATGCTAGAACTCTAAAAGAAAAAGTGAGCGCTAGAATCGGCGCTAAGGAGAATGAAACTCACGCTAGAATTGTCGGCGAGTACAATAAGCGAATGGCATCGACCTACAAAGAGGGTTCAAAGAAACAGCTTAAGCAGCTTCGAAGTGCAGAGAATGCAAAAGCGCTTGCTAAGTCTTGGAAGAACTTAGATGAAGGAAATGCCTCAGTTAGAGACGTTCTTAAGACCCCGCTGACAAATCTTAGGAATGGCAAACAGACGACATATGGTAAAGAGGTCGCTAAGGCATTAGCTGTTACAGTAGCTGCTCAGGTTGCTGCTAATGCTATTCAGAAGAAAGCACTTGGTGGTTAATTAAGGAGGACTCACATGCCAAATTTCGGAGAGCGTCTCCAGCATGCCTGGAACGCTTTTTTCAGTAGAGATCCGACGATAACTACTGAGGATACATATTCCTATGGTACCAGTATTAGACCGGACCGGATCAGGCTTACTAGAGGTAATGAGAGATCAATTGTAAATGCAATATATTCCAGGATTGCGGTTGACGTCGCCTCCGTGAATATTGTGCATTGTCGAGTTGACGAAAACGACAAGTTTGTTGAACCAATTGGTTCCGATCTTAACAATTGTTTAACCTTGGAAGCCAATAAGGATCAGACGTCCAGAGCACTTTTGATCGATATTGTAATGTCAATGTTCGATGAAGGTGTGGTGGCAGTTGTGCCAATTGAATGTGATGTCGATCCAATTAAATCCAGTTTCAAGATATATTCTCTTAGAACTGGAAAAATTACAGCCTGGTATCCAGATCATGTACGAGTAAGTTTGTATAACGACCGAACGGGAAGACGAGAAGAGGTGACGTTGCCAAAGAAGTACGTCGCTATTATCGAAAACCCATTTTATTCGGTCATGAACGAACCGAACTCAACGCTTCAGAGACTTATTCGGAAGCTGAATCTTTTGGACGTTGTCGACGAGCAGACAAGTTCTGGAAAACTAGATCTGATTATTAAACTGCCATATTTGGTAAAAGGCGAGAAACGAGAGAAGCAGGCCGAAAAACGCCGTAAAGACATCGAATCTCAGCTCACGGGTACCAAATACGGCATTGCATACGTTGATTCTACTGAGAACATTACGCAGCTCAACAGGCCTCTTGAGAATAATCTCATGAACCAGATCGAGTATCTTACAAAGATGCTTTATGGTCAGTTGGGTATGCCTGAAGAAATTTTCAATGGAACGGCCGACGAAGCAACGCTTCTTAGCTATTACAATCGGACAATTGAGCCAATTTTATCGACTTTCTGTCTTGAGTTTAAAAGAAAGTGGCTAACAAAGACCGCTAGAACCCAGGGTCAGTCGATACAGTTCTTTAGAGATCCGTTTAAGTTGGTTCCGGTTAGTCAGATCGCTGAGATCGCTGACAAGTTCACTAGAAACGAGATCATGACTAAGAACGAGATTCGCTCCGTTATTGGCATGAGGCCGTCAGACGATCCGAAGGCTAACGAACTGATTAACAGTAACATTAATCATCCGGAAGAAGGACAGGAACCTATGGCTCCAGAAGATGAAGAAGCGATGTATGAAGATGAAGTTCCGCCTGAAGAAATAGAACAAGTAGAACAACAGTAAAACAAATCAAAATGGTAGTCGAAAAGAAATTTCGGGAATAAGAGACAAACCATATTCGACGGATTATTACATAGATTACCAAGGAGGAAAAATGCCTAAACTTAAAGACTATGACTTTAGTGGCTGGGCTACTCGAAACAACATCCGGTGCAGTGATGGTCGAACAATTATGCAGGATGCATTCGCAGAGAATGATGGCTGTATTGTTCCGCTTGTCTATATGCATCGGCATGACGACATTGAAGAAGTACTTGGACATTGCCTTCTGGAAAATCGTCCAGAAGGTGTCTATGCATACGGAAAATTCAATGATTCGCAGAAAGGTCAGCACGCTAAGATTGGCGTAAAGAATGGTGATATTACAGGTCTGTCTATTTACGCCAACAATCTCCAGCAGAGAGGAGGAGAAGTGTACCACGGAGTAATCCGAGAGGTAAGTCTCGTACTCGCTGGAGCAAATCCGGGAGCTATGATCCTGGAACATTCAGAAGAATCTGAAACCGGAGCCTTCATCACGTTTATCGACGAGGATGAAGGTCTTTCTTTTGGGCACGCAGATGTTGAAAAAGAGGAAAAAGAACCGGAAAAGAAGCCAGAAGAACCTAAGGAGGAAAAGGACGTGGCAGATAAAGAAAAGACAGTAAAAGACGTTTTTGATTCTATGTCGGAAGAGCAGAAGAATGTCGTTTATTTCATGATTGGCAAGGCTCTTGAGGACGCTGGAGTTAAAGGCGGCGCAGACGATGAAGACGAAGACGAAGTAGAACACGCAATGTATGGAGGATACGACGATATGCGGTATAACGTTTTTGACAACACAATGGACGAAAATGGTGGTGAACTGAGCCATGCAGCTATGGAGACCATCATCAGCGATGGTAAGAAGTATGGCTCCCTCAAGGAGTCCTTCCTTGCTCACGCAGAAGATTACGGCATTGACGGTCTTGAATGGCTGTTCCCGGAAGATCGTAATGTAAATGGCAACACTCCGGAATGGATTAAGCGCGATACCGGTTGGGTAGACGCAGTAATGAAGGGCGTTCATCACACTCCGTTCAGCCGTGTTAAGTCCACGTTTGCTAACATCACAGAAGATGAAGCACGTGCGAAGGGTTATATTAAGGGCAACATGAAGAAGGAAGAAGTATTCTCCCTGCTCAAGCGTTCCACCAGCCCGCAGACCGTTTATAAGAAGCAGAAGATTGACCGTGATGACCAGATCGACATCACCGATTTTGACGTAGTCGCTTGGCTGAAGGGCGAAATGCGCATGATGCTCGACGAGGAACTCGCTCGTGCTGTTCTGATCGGCGATGGTCGTCTCGCTTCTGATGATGACAAGATCTCCGAAGATCATATTCGTCCGATTGCTAATGATGCGGACCTCTTCACAATCAAGAAGGCGGTAACCGTTGGTAACGACGACGATGCTACAGCTAAGAACTTTATTCGTGCAGCTATCAAGGCTCGTAAGGACTATAAGGGTTCTGGCAATCCGACACTCTTTACAACCGAAGATATGCTGACAGACATGCTCCTTCTTGAGGATGGCATTGGCCACGCTCTGTATCCGACAGAACAGGCGCTTGCAACAAAGCTCCGTGTTTCGAAGATCGTTACTGTTCCTGTAATGGAGAACCACCAGGTCGGTGGCAAGGATCTGATGGGCATCATCGTTAACATGGCCGACTACAACATCGGCGCTGATAAGGGTGGTGCTGTCAATATGTTCGATGACTTCGACATCGACTACAACCAGATGAAGTATCTGATTGAGACACGTTGCTCCGGCGCACTTGTTAAGCCGTATTCTGCGATCATTCTCTTCAAGACTGCAGTTCCGACTTCCGTTGATGGTGATGTTAAGCGTTCTAAGACCCAGTATGTCGAAGTAGAGGATCCGACTGGAAACCCTGCAGCTCAGGGCTGGTATGAACTCAATGAGACAACCGGTAAGTACTTTAAGACCACAGATACAACCGTTTCGAGTGGTAAGACCTACTATGTCCGTGTCTCCTATAACGCTGACTAAGGAATAATTCAAAATGGCAGTATATTACGGGAAAATCGGCTTTATGGAGACTGTTGAAACAGCCCCATCTGTATGGACTGAAGTGGTTAGGGAGTATCCTTATTCCGGGAAAATCCTGTCGAACTCTAAATCCTGGGCTACTAGTGATCAGGAGAACGACGAACTTAAGATCAACATGAAGCTTTCCATAATAGCCGACCCGTATGCCAGAGAGCACTTCTTTGCAGTGCGATACGTATGCTGGAATGGCGTGAAATGGAAGGTTACAAACGTTGAGCCTAAGTTTCCAAGATTGCTTCTGACATTAGGAGAGGTCTACAATGGCGAAATCGCATAGGATTACTTTAGACGAGAAATTAAGACACATTCTCGGAACTTCAAACGTCTATTACAGAGCCCCAGAGTCAGTCAAACTGCGCTATCCAGCATTTGTCTATAAGATTTCGAGCATTGACAGCAAAAATGCCGACAATCGAAAGTACTTACACGAAACAGAATACGAAGTAACTTACATCGGTAAGGATCCAGATTTCGATGCCGTAAGTCTCATGTACAACGAGTTCGATAAGATTCGTTTTGTACGAAGATTTACGTCAGACAATCTGGTTCACGATGTTTTTTATTTGTATTGGAAAAATTAATTGGAGGAAATTAATCAATGCCTAAACTCGAATGGGATAAAATTGGTGAGCATATCTATGAAACTGGCGTCGATCAGGGCGTCTTTTATCCGGTAGTAAATGGTGCTTACACGGGCGGTGAAGCTTGGAATGGTCTCACTGCCGTAAATGAAAATCCGTCTGGAGCCGATGAAACAAAGCTTTGGGCGGACAACATTAAGTATCTTGGCCTTCGTGCAGCTGAGGAATACGGTGCTACAATCGAAGCTTATACATATCCTGATGGATTTGCAGCTTGCGATGGTTCCGCTACAGTTGTGGCAGGTGTCCGTATTGGTCAGCAGGCTCGTAAGCCGTTCGGTTTTGTATATCGTTCCCGTATTGGTAACGACACGGATCTCGACAATCATGGCTATAAGCTGCATCTGATCTATGGCCTGACAGCGAATCCTTCTCAGAAGGGTTATTCGACTGTAAATGACTCCCCGGAAGCTATCACATTCAGCTGGGAAGCAACTTCCACTCCTGTGAATGTTACAGGCTTCAAGCCGACTTCCAACATCGAAATCGATTCCACAAAGGTTGATGCCGATAAGCTTAAGGATCTTGAAGATATTCTCTTCGGAACAAACGGTTCCGGTGGAACAGAAGGCACAACCGCACGTCTTCCGCTGCCGGATGAAGTATTCTCAACTCTTGGATACGTCGCTCCGGTCGGAGGCTAATCACAGACATATTTGAGGGTATTCAGTTCGGCTGGCCCTCTTTTTTAATTTATTGAAAAGGAGAATGAAGACGAATGCTTAAGAAAACTATTACATGCACCGATTTTGACGGTAACGAGTATACCGAAGATTACTATTTTCATCTGAGTAAATCCGAAATTGCAGAGATGGATCTCGAAAAGGTTGGAGGTCTCTATGGCTATGCTAAGAGACTGGCTCTCGAGGATACGGATGAAAACAGAGAAAAACTGATGAAGCTTTATCGGAAGTTAATCCTCAAATCGTATGGACGTAAATCTGCCGATGGACGTAGATTCGAGAAAGACGAAAAGTGGACAAAAGAATTCTCTGAAACGAATGCATTCGATGCTCTTTACATCGAACTGCTCACTGGAGAGAATGCTTTCCTGGACTTCTGCAAAGGCATTACGCCGTCGGATGTGTCCAGTAAGATGGACGATAAGACGGTTCTTGCCGAGGCGAACAAGCTTCTTAATAAGTAAGACAATTATTGGAGGCTAAATGAAGACGATTACTATTCCGGCTGCCGAATTGTTTGATGAGAGTACCAACGAATACATCTACACAAGAGAGACAACCATTAAGATCGAACATTCATTGGTTTCCGTTTCAAAATGGGAGGCAAAATGGGAAATACCGTTTTTAAACACGAAGATGACAAGAGAGCAATCGATTGATTACATTCGCTGCATGACAATTACCCAGAATGTTGATCCCAATATTTACAAAGCGATACCAACTAGCATTCTGAATGACGTCAATAAATACATTGATTCAAAACAGACGGCTACTTGGTTCAACGATAAGAAAAACGGGCCTCATAGACAGCGAACCGTGACTTCAGAACTCATCTATTATTGGATGATTGCTTGTGGAATTCCTTTCGAATGCGAGAAATGGCATTTGAATCGATTGGTAACTCTAATTAGAGTTTGCCAGGAAGAATCCAAGCCGTCTAAGAAGATGACTCTTGAGGAACGGAAGGCTCTCAATAATGCCCGTAGACAGAAATACCGTACAAAAGGATGAAAGTCAGGTTTAAGCATAAGGGTGATCTCTCAAAAACACAAAGATTCATGGAGAGAGCTCGAGAACTGGTTCGTCTTGGTAAATTTGACGAATACGGAAGGCAAGGAGTCAAGGCACTATCCGCAGCTACTCCTAAATTAACTGGCAAAACCGCAGAGTCGTGGGATTATACGATCGAGCGTACTCGTGGTTCTGTAACTATTTACTGGACTAATTCGAACGTTAACGACGGCGTAAACGTTGCTGTAATACTCCAGTTTGGTCATGGTACCGGAAATGGGGCTTACGTCGAAGGAATCGATTATATTCGACCGGCTATGAGACCCGTATTCAAACAAATAGCAGATAATGCTTGGAAGGAGGTTGTTGATGGCTAGATCAGGATATGTTGATGAACGAATTGTTGAAATGCAATTCGATAATCAGCAGTTTGAAAAGAACGCTAATCAGTCAATTAGCACTCTCGATAAGTTAAAACAATCTCTTAATCTCGATGGCGCGGCAAAAGGTTTTGACGAGCTTGATCAAAAAGCGAGAACGATAGACTTTACTCCAATACAAGAGGGTATCGCTGCCATTGGCGACAAATTCTCATTTATGGGAGTTCTCGGACTCACAGCGATGCAGCGAATTTCTAACGGTCTGCTTGATATTGGTCAGAATATCGGTAGAACTTTGCTAGGTCTTGACGGAATCAGCATAGGTTTTGACAGATACGCTGAAAAGAGTGGACATGTTAAAACCATCATGACTGCAACCGGAGAAAGTATTGAGAATGTATCCGCGGTTCTGGACGATCTCAACTGGTTTACCGATGAAACCAGTTATACGTTCAATGACATGGTCAATACCATGGGTAAATTCACTTCCGCTGGTGTAAAACTTGATACGGCTAAGGAAGCGGTTGAAGGTATTGCATTGTGGGCTGCAGAATCAGGTCAGAATGCGCAAACCGCTTCTAGAGCAATGTTCCAGCTTTCACAGGCATACGGTCGAGGCACTATTCAGCTTCAGGACTGGATGTCTGTTGAACAGGCGAACATGTCCACCCAGAAGATTCAGAATTACCTGATCGAAGAGGGTGGAGAAGTTGCAAAAGCAGCGATTGAGAAGTACGGAGGTTTCCGAGACAGTCTCAGATCCGGATGGTTGACCACCGAAGTATTCAACAAAGTAATGCAGAAGTACTCCGAGGGAGTAACAGAAGCAAACTACGAAAATGGCGAGTTTACCAAAGGCGTTACTGCGATGTCTGAAGCGGCGTTTAAGAACGCGCAGGAAGCCAGAACTTACAAAGACGCGATCGACGCTGTAAAGGAATCTGTACAGACTGGTTGGTCGCATTCGTTTGAATTAATATTCGGCAACGCTGAAGAGTCAGCTGTTGTTTGGACGGATTTGGCAAACACATTAATTGGTGTTGCTGATAAATTCACCGCATTTCGAAACGACGTTCTTGAAGTTTGGAACGACATCGGCGGTAGAGACACCATGGTTCAGGCCGCGTACAACATGTTTGCTGGCGTTGGACGGATTGGTAATTCTGTCGGCAAATCGTTTAGTACAGCTCTTCATTTGAGCAAAACAGTTGAAGAATTACAGAGTCAGGAATGGGCTACGACAAAAGAGGCGCGCGATTTATTTGCTGAATTAGAAGACGCACAGGATCAGTTATATAGAGCAACTACGTCTGGAGCAGATTTCCCAATTGAACGTATTGAAGAATTACAGCAAGCAGTCGACGATGCAATGGGAAGTCTCAATGCGATGGACAGAGCGCACACTCTGAATAACATTTCCGAAAGCGTTTTAAAATTCTCAAATGCATTTAAAGATTTGACGCATCCGGTTCAAAAGCTTGAAGAACTGACGAAAAAAGTTCACGAACTCCAGAAAATTCGCGATTCCTTGTCGAACGGTCTGGAAGATTCTGCTAGAAAAGCTGCAATTAATGAACAGATCGAAGGCTATTACGAACAAGGTCGAGCCCTTACTAGTTTGAATGATATATATTCAAATCTTAAGCAAGTGTTTGACGCTTTTGTTTCGGTAGTACAAGTTGGAAAAGAAGTATTTACTGGCCTTTTAGAAGGTCTTAAACCAATTAAGGATGTCCTGTCTACGCTTATTACTCCTATTGCGGCCTTTATTGGTTCGATTGGTCGATTGATAACTGCTTTCAACAACGCCTTAGTTAAGAGCGGAATAATAAAGGAGTCGCTGGCAAGTACTGGAGACGTTATTGCCAACTTTCTTACCCCTATAGTTGAAAAACTAGTTGAGTGGATTGAGTTGGTCACTGAGGCAATCGATGGAATGGCCAGTGATATTGAAAACGGCACGTCGCCAATTCCTGGAATCATTGAGACTATAAAGAATGCCCTCGATGGTTTCTTCGGATTTTTCAAGAAGTCAACCGAAGGGTTTTCATTTGGAAACATATTTGGAAAACTGAGAGATGCGTTCACTAAGTTCCTTGAATTCATTTCTCCAGTTACATCCAAAATTAAAGAAGGCTTAACAACATTCTTTGAAGATCTAAAAATTGCAATCCAGAATCTGTCATTCGAAGACATTTTGACCGGAGTCGGAACTGGAAGTTTAGTAACATTCCTTGGATCGTTAAAGGGTCTCATCGACAAGATCAAAGGAATGTTCTCCAAAGGAAAAGCAAAAGAGGCTACCGGTGGAATTAAGGGCTTCTTTGATCAAATCAAAGAAGGTATTACCGGTCTTATGGATTCGGTTAAAGAAACTGCGAATGTTACTGCGCTTCTAGAGGCCGCGGCGGCAGTTGTAATTATTACGTTGGCGATTAGCAGACTTTCCGCAATTCCAAAGGAAGACATTGGAAAGGCTCTGGCCGCAATTACCGAAGTATTTGTCGAGCTGTTCGCATTCTTGTTCCTGTTTGCCAGGATTAATTCCGGGTATTTAGAGAATTTTGACAAAGTTGGCTCCGGCCTTCTTAAGCTATCGGCAGGAATCTACATTATTGGCAGAGCGATAACCGAACTTGCAGCCATAGAAGACCCAACGAAATTACGTAACTCGGTAATTGCAATCGGTGCGGTTCTCCTTGAACTTACAGGTTTCGAACGCTTAACTAGAAAGTCTAGTGGATTCAACTCTGATGGAATGATCAAAATGGCAGTCGGATTAATTCTGATTGTAAAAGCATTACAACCTTTAGCACAAATGGAAGTAGATGAGCTTAAGAAAGGTATTCTTTCTATGGGTGCAATTCTTCTTGAGCTTGCAGTGTTTCAGTCAATTCTAAACAAAACAGGAGGAGCTAAAGGTGCGGTTGGCATGGGAGCCGGAATGATTCTCATTGCGACGTCAATGCTCATATTCTCGAAAGCTATTAGTGCTATAGGGAATCTCAACGTTGATGTGGTTAATGCTGGTTTAGGAACGCTAGCATCTGTTCTTGCTGGATTAACTGCTGCGTTATTTGTTCTCAAAGACGTTCCGGTTTTAGGTATTGCCTCCGGAATGTTGATACTTTCTGTTGCTTTAGGCGCCATTAGCGGAATGATTGCACTACTTGGTAGAGCTAAGTGGCAAACACTTGCAAAGGGAGTCGGAGCAATTGTAACAGTGGTTTATGGATTAGGTCTGGCTATGAAGTCCATGTCTAAAGCCGGTGCTGGAGGATTATTCGCTGCAGCTGGATCGATGGTCGTTATGGCCGCCGCCTTAACTCTGTTGACTGTTCCGCTCGTCATTCTCGGACAGTTGAGTTGGGACAGCATCGCTAAAGGATTAGCTGCTTTTGCTGGTTCTTTAGTCATTATGGGCGTAGCTGGTGCTCTTCTTGGCGGACTTGCACCAGTGCTTCTTTCTTTATCGGGTGCATGCGCCTTGTTTGGCGTAGGTCTCGTTGCTATGGGTGCTGGATTGTTGCTGATATCCGCTTCATTGCCGGTTGCAATCACATCTATTATGGCTTCTATAACCGTCTTTATCACTGGCTTAGGCGCTGCGATTAGCGCTCTTGCTTTAACGTTGGCTGGTTCAGCGGCAGCTATTACAGAATCAATTGTCATATTAGGCAAAGCTATTATTGATGCGGTTGTGCAACTTGTTCCTCCTCTAGTTGATGGAGTTCTGTATTTGATACAGGCACTTTTGATTTCGCTTGCTACTTATGGTCCTGGGATTATTACAGCATTTGTTGACATAATTGTTGGACTTCTCGGAGCAATTGAGCAGAAGTTACCTGATCTTATAGATGCAGGCATTTCTCTGGCCGTTAGCTTTATTGCTGGAATTGCACAAGGAATTATTGATCATTCAGACGAAGCCGTGGCAGCAATGGGAGCTTTAGTCAATTCACTTGTATATTTTGCGCTCGCAACATTACAAGAATTGGCGTCGCAGATCCCATTTGTTGGCGATGATATTGCTGGTGCTCTCGAAGGCGTCAAGAACTCGGTCAAAGAGAAGGTCGATAGCGCCGAATTCGAAGAAGCAGGTAAGGCCGGCGGTGATCGTCTTGATCGGGGTCTTAACAGCAAGAAAAACGACATCAAAAACACTGGTATGGCTCTTGGAGACGAGGGTGTATCGGGTGCGCTTGAAAAACTTGATGCATGGGGCAACGCTGGTACTGATAGTGTTCAGGAAATGATCGATAAGATGTACCATCAGAGTGGTTTTGTAAATACCGCTGGTGGCGATCTTAGTGCTGATGGTGCGTCCGGTTTCGAAAGCATGATAGGTAACTGGCAGTCTTCTGGTAATTACACAGTAGATGGCGTCGTTGGAACTCTCACTTCTAGCGATAATCTTGGTCGTCTGTTCGATGCAGGTAGCCAGATGGGTGGAAGCGTAAACGCTGGTTACAATAGTGCACTTATGATCAGCTCCCCGGCAAAGAAGATGATTTGGTCCGCTGAAATGACGATCGCGGGTCTTGTTAAGGGTTTTGACGATTTCGGCTATAGAGCTGCTGGCTCCGGTACCAAACTTGGAGAAGGAGTTCTCGACGCAATCAGCACAACTCTTAGCACCATCGATTCTGTCATGGACGAAGACGACTTCAATCCCGTAATCTCTCCGGTTCTCGATCTTACGAACGTAGAACAGGGGGCAGGTCAGTTAGACACTCTTCTGGCAAGCAGGCGTATAGGCGTAACTGCATCGATGTTCGGCTCGAGATTCGCTGATCCCGCTACAGCTGCGGCTGCAAGTGGAAACAGCGTCGTCATTCAGAATCTCACAGTCAATGGTACTGAGAACATGGATGTGAATGAACTGTCCGACGCCGTCATCGACAAACTTAACAGACGACTCGCCTCCGAGAACTCTCGATGGGCGTACTAATTCAAAATGGGAGGTATTAACGTGAAATACAGAAATGCATTTTACTT